CCTTTGCCTAGCACCCCGCCTGTTTCAAAACAACATTCGCCGTCCAAGAAATCAAAAAACGAAAACGCTGTTTCATTATTTACTATTTCATATTTGCTGCCAACGACTCCTAGTATGTCTTTGGTGTCCTGTCTTACCACAGCGTATTTATCGGGTACAATTCGCCCGTCCGCGAGTAATAAGTTTTCTTTTTCACAGTACCAATTGGTCTTGCTCAATTCTACTGCCTGTTGTACGTTTGGACAACCTTGTACGATTGTGCCAAGCCCGTGCCACGCTTTTTCTTTTACTGAAAAGAAAGACGCTTCGCCATTTTTAATTTCTAGATTGTGTGCCATAACTTATTAAATTGTATTTAGTTTGTGCCTACTATGTTTTAAAGGTGTTCGGCTACTCCTTTTGAATAGCGGCGGGAATCGAACCCGCCTAAATTCCAAAACTATTTTTACTTTTCAGCTACCGTAAACTCGCTGCTCTCCACTTCGCCACGTTCCAACGTAACCAAATCGTTTTCTAAATTCGCTTGTCGGCTAATTTCGTTTTGCATAAATAAATTTACATCGTCTGCTAAAATGCCATAATCAAATTCATTTTCAATTTCGTTTGCAACTAATGTATTCGGACTTTCGCCATTGTATCTAAATTGACCTTCGTAAGTTAATTCAATTCTATTCCCACTTCCAATTTGAATATCAAAATCATCGTAATCATCAATTTCAATTTCATCGGTATCAATATCTAAATCCATTCGGTTAATGTATTCTATTTGTTTTTCAATTAATTCCTTGCCAAACGCACTTAACATATCCGAAACTTGTTGTTGTGTAAACCATCTTCCAACGGGTTCGGTTTCTGTTTCGGTAAATTCTTCCACCTTCGCTTGTAGAGTCCAAAGTAAATTTGTCACCTCGTCACGTGTGTAAATACTATGTCCGTTATTAACATTATTAACGGTTTGTCTTAATAAGTCATTAATTTGTGTTTTCATTTTGTTTGTTTTTATTTGTTAGTGCGGTTGGTAAAATCGAATTACCTACAAATGTCTTTCGCATTTGCATTCCAAAAACCGCTGCCCTTTCGTGTGTGTGGTTGTAAAGTTTAAGTGACGATTTAAAATAGTATCTACTATTGGTCATTACCGAATGGAGCAGTGTTCGTTTCATTTGTTTCTGTACAGTGATGCCTACTTATTACACCTCCTACTCAATCGGGTTGCTGTTTGGGATGCTTCATTGCCTTGCCCTTGCCGCCGCCTGTTAATTGCTTTACCTTTAATGGAGTAACGTTTCGCACCGCAACCACGTTTCCAAAACCACATTGTCAAATAACTTACCCAAATATACATAAAATCTTATATAATTGTTTCAAATAAACCATAAATAAGTTATAACTGCTTGATAATCAAGTAGAATAATTTATTATGGCAAATGGTAAAAAGGCTTATTTTAATGCTTTTTAAATGATTATTTAATGAATTTATGATTGTTTACTTAATTTATATTTGTATTCCATTATATTATATAATATGCAACAAAATGAAAGTAAATTACAGGCAAATATTGTTCGTTGGTTTTCATTGGCTTATCCAAAGTACGAACGAATGTTATTTGCCATTGAAAATAAAAGAAGGGCGACCCCAATACAAGGCGCAAGATTAAAGCAACAAGGTATTAAAGCAGGTGTTCCTGATTTATGTTTAGCATTACCAACACAAAATTCGGGCGCATTATATATTGAATTAAAGTTTGGAAAAAATAAACAAACCGCAGAGCAAAAAGAATTTGAAATTGCTTGTAATAAATTCGGCAACTGCTATGAATTAATTTATACGTTTGACGATGCAGTTCGACTAATAACTTCTTACATTAATTCTTACAATGAATTTGTAAAGAAAAAATAAATGTATAGTTTTGGCAAATGAATAATAATCACCTAGTATATTTACATACTTTGCCAATTAAAAAAATAATATGTTAGTTTATTTACCAAGTATTACGATGCTTCAACTATTGAACATTGCTAACCTTTGTCTTGATACGGACAAAACAATTTATGAAAACGCTATTGGCAACAATTGGTATTTTAAAATTTACCTAAACTAATATGTTAGATACGAATAATTATTCCGCATCCTTTTTGATAGGCATTATCAAAAAATCAAAAAAAATTCCCTATCTTAAAACTTGGTACGGTAAGAAATGGCTAATTCAAATTAATTTAAACTAATAATATCTTATATGGGTGCTGAACTAATTGCAATTGGAAATATTAAACCGAATGAAAACAACCCCCGCTTTATTAAAGATGCAAAATTTGAAAAACTTGTAAGGTCGGTAAAAGAATTTTCAGCGATGTTGAAATTGCGACCTATTATAGTTGATGAAGATATGCGAATACTTGGCGGCAATATGCGTTACAACGCTGCCAAGCATTTAAAAATGGAATTAGTTTACATTGATATATTCACTAAACAAATGGCTGCGGAAATGAACGCAGAGAATTTGAAGGAAGGGTTGCCCGAAAAAACTTATAACCAATTTTGTAACGAATTTCTAATTAAAGATAATGCTTCGTTTGGTGAATGGGATTGGGATATTTTGGCGAATGAATGGAAAGAAGATGACTTAGAAGATTGGGGTCTTGAATTGCTTAATAATCAAGATTGGACACAACTTAACTATATAGAAGAAGCAGAAAAACCTAACTTTAGAAAAGATAATATAATAACAATTGTAGTGCCTGATGAGTTAGTAAATGAAATAAAGGAGATAGAAAAAACTATTAAGTCATTACTTGGAGATAAATATAGCGGTTGTGAAGTCAAATAATACTTACTTAAACTTACTAGCAAGTTATGCTTATTTAGGAAATGCAAAACATTTTTGCGATACATTTTTTGGTTTGAGTAAAGATGGTATTATTAATACAATGATAGATAGTGGTGCATTTACTTTATTTAATAGCAAAGGAAGTAAAATGAATTGGCTTACATTAGATAACTATTGTTCTTTTTTAAATAACTATTCTCAATACACAGAAAAGTATGTTATGCTTGATGTAATTAATAACCACAATAAAAGTAAAGAAAACTATCAAGCAATGTTAAAGAGAGGTCTTAATCCAATGTTTGTTTTTACTTCATTAGATGATGACTATACTTTTTTAAAAGAAGCGGTCAGCAATAATAAACATTTATGCGTGGCAGGTGGTGTTACAACAAAAGGTGAATGGATGCAAAAGAGATACCAAGATGTTTACCTAAAAACTAGTGCATTAATACACGGGCTTGGTTTTGTTAAGTTCCCTACAATATATCAATTGCCACTTCATTCAGTTGATAGCAGTACTTGGATACAAGGTGCTCAGGCATTTGGTCATTTGTTTTATTTTAATAATGGTCTTAAATCAATTGCTTGGATTGATATACTTAAAAGAAAAAAGAAACTACCAATAGACTTAATTGAAAGATTAGATAGATATAAAGTAACACCGAAGCAGTTTAGTGATAAGTCAAACCATAGAAGTAGCTATAGTATAGAAACAATGTTAAGCATAGTTGCTTACATTGAATACCAAAAATACTCAAAGAAAAGAGGTATCAATTTATTTCTTGCAGTAGGTAGTAAATCAAATGTAGAAGATATTGTTTATGTAAACAATGAATTAGATAAAAGAACTTTAACTTATGAAAGATACAGAAGTAGAAAGACTAGTAGTTGTTAATTTAACAATTCAAGGCACTCATCGTTGGGAAACTTGTAATATAAAAGAAGTGCTATACTTAAAAGAAAAGCATAGGCATTTGTTCTATATCGAAACACATAAGAAAGTCACTCACAATAATAGACAAGTAGAAATAATAATGCTTAAAAACAAATTGATAGATTACTTAACTCAAAAATACAAAGGTGACTTTGGTAATATGAGTTGTGAAGATATTGCCGAAGAGTTATTAGTTGAGTTTAATTTAAGTTATGTTAAGGTATTAGAAGATAATGAAAACGGAGCAATAGTAAAACTATGATACATTACTTACCAATTGAAAATATAGAACAACGATATACTAAACTAATGAATGAAATAGTTTATCCTTATTGTGACTATGTTTATTATCCATCTAACTTCAATGAATTAAAAATAGCAAAAGGTGAGTTCCTTGATATAGAGAGAACAATTCAATTCAAGGCAAGACAAATTGAAATGGTTAGTCTTGCATTCCAAGAGGGCAAGATAAAAGATGGTGATTGGTTTTTAGTAGGTGATATATTCTTTCCCGCACTAGAAGCAATTAAGTATATGGCTGAACTTCAAAACATTAGGATATCAATTGCAGGTTTTAATTATGCAGGTAGGTCTGATGCAAATGACTTTGTTAGAAAACTAAACAAGTGGAGTGATTATTCTGAACTTGCTTATCATCAAGTATGCGATATAATTTTCGTAGGTAGTGAATACCATAAGAATAATGTTGTAGAGTATTTTGATATTGATAAGAAGAAAGTAATAGTAACAGGCTACATTTGGGATAAAGAAAAAGCATTTGCATTATATCCACAAATTAATAGTAAAGAAGACTACATTATCTTTCCACATAGATTGAGTAAAGAAAAAGGCATTGATGAGTTTTTAAGTATTTGCAATTTAATGTCTAATAGTAAATTTATTGTTACATCTTCAAGTAATAATAAGTCGCAAATTGATTTCCCAACTAATGTTGAGTATCGTTATGGTATAACAAAGTCAGAGTACTATTTAATATTAAGTTCTGCAAAGTACTATCTATCAACTGCATACCAAGAAACATTTGGTTATACATTAAGAGAAGCATTGATGTATAACTGCGTTATTTGTGCACCTAATAGAGTATGCTATAAAGAAATGTTACCACCCCAAGTACTTTACAATTCAATAAATGAAGTGCCTATTATATTAAAAAAAGGACTTATAATGAATGATACTATAGTCAATCAGTATAGTAATAATATTATCGAAGTAATTAAACATTTAAAATAATGCAAGGAAAAGAAAATTGGATTGGCATTGAGTGTGAAGGAAGACTAATAGGACTTAAGACATACTTTATTAGATATAAAATAGGTAAAATACCCAAAGATATTGTTCACTTATATTTTACGAGAGAATTTTTTACAATTTCTAATTCATTAGAAATAATTGAAAGTTATTTAACTTCAAATTATGTTATTACTTTAGAAACAAATAAAGATACTTATTATCGCATAACTCCTAATATGAAAGTAAAGGCACATATTATTTACCGCATTAATGATGAGATACCGTTTGACTTAAAAGAAACAGATAGTATCTTTATTGATAAAGATACTTATAATGTATTATGTTTTAGTAAATATCAATCATATAAAGTAACACCTATTGATTATTCTAAAGATATTGTCTAAATATGTATACTACAAAAAAAAATAAAAATGATAATTGAAAAAAAATACCACTTTTACGCAGCACACCGAAATAAAAATGCTGATGAGAAATGCGCACGTATTCACGGACATACTTATTTTATAAAATGTTATTTTGATTTTTCTAATATAGGTATTAACCCTGTGTCAGGTGTTACGATGTTATTTTCAAATATTGATAAACTCGTTGAGCCACTTATAAAATCTTATTGCCATTATTTACTCCTGTACGAAAAAGATACGCTGTGCCAAGTGTTGGAATTAGAAAACGAGCCTTTTATTAAACTACCATTCGAAACGTCGGCAGAAAATTTGGCATTGTGGTTATTTATCCAAATAAAAAACGAAACACAATTACCTATTGTGAAAATAGAATTACGCGAAACATTATCAAGCAAAGTTATATATGAAATTAAAAGTAAGTGAAATCTTTTATTCCCTACAAGGAGAAGGGTCGCGCGTAGGAACAGCGAATACCTTTGTTCGTTTGTCGGGATGCAAAGCCAAGAACGCGTGTTACGCTGCGGGTATTAAATGCGACACGGAATTTGAAAGCGGTATTGAAATGCACGTTGACGAAATATTAAATTGGATTAATAACAACGCGAACGGGTGCGCAAATATTATTTGGACAGGGGGCGAACCAACAGACCAATTGACTGAAAATATAATTTTTTATTTTAAAGATTTAGGATTTTATCAATGTATCGAAACAAGCGGACTAAACCCCGTACCAATTGGAATTGATTTTATTTCCTTATCACCGAAAGTTGCCGAGCACGTTATAAAAAAGAATTTCCCTAACGGAGTTAATGAATTGCGATACGTTCGGCACGAAGGACAACAAATACCCGAACCGAGTATTGTAGCAACATTTTATTTTTTATCACCGCATTCAGACGGATTTAATATTAATTCTAATAACCTTAAACATTGTATTGATTTATGCCTAAAAAATCCAAAGTGGTCGCTCTCCCTGCAATCGCACAAAATATGGAACGTGTTATAAACGCGTTTGATAACTGCGATAGGGAAGGACTAAAAGAAACACCAATGCGCTATGCTAAATTCTTAAATGAATTTTTAAATAGTAATAAAGAATTCAAGTTTACGACATTTGACGCAGAGGGGTACGACCAAATGATAATTGAAAAGAATATAAAATTTTATTCTCTATGCGAACATCACTTGGCGCCTTTCTTTGGCACTGCGGCAATAGCTTATATCCCGAACAAAAAAATAGTGGGCATAAGCAAGTTGGCTCGGACGCTAGACTATTACGCGCGTAACTTCCAAAACCAAGAACGAATTACAAAGCAAGTAGCTGAGCGCTTAATGAATGAACTAGACGCGAAAGGTGTTGCAGTCGTACTAAGCGCAACTCATTTATGTATGTCAATGCGCGGAGTAAATAAACCTGATGCAATTACTACTACATCGGAAGTGTTGGGTATATTTCGCACTGATGAAAAAGCGCGTAACGAATTTCTAACGTTGATAAAATAAAATCTTACAACATTATACAATATGGATATTAAAAAAGAACTGTTCGTAGAGACACTTTTAAAGACTTATGGCAATATAACGCAGTCTGCTATGGTAGTTGGTATACATAGACAAACTTATTACGATTGGATGCGTAACGATTTTGAATTTAAACAGCGCGTAGAAAGCATTACTGATGAGGACTTTATAGAAGCTAAGAAAGATTTTATTGAAAGCCAATTAATGAAACTAATTGGAAAAGGCAACCCTGCGGCAATAATATTCGCAGCGAAAACAATTTGCAAAGACCGCGGCTATATTGAGAAACAAGAGTTTGACGTAAAGAGTATTCCCGTTAATTGGATTGAGGAAAAAACTATAAATGAAACTAACGAGCAAACAAAGTGAAGCGCTTGATATTTTAGAAGATGATACTACCACTGAGTTGTTATTTGGCGGGGGCGCGGGTGGTGGGAAGTCTGCTCTCGGGGTGTATTGGATTGTGAAGTGCTGTATACGATACGCGGGTATACGTGCATTGATAGGAAGGTCTATTTTAAAAACGCTAAAAGAAACAACACTCAACACGCTGTTTGACGTGTTAAAAATGCAAAACCTATACAGTGGCATTCATTACAAAATGAATTTTGGAACGAATACGATTACATTTTTTAATGGTAGTCAAATAATATTTAAAGATTTATTTCAATACCCAAGTGACCCAAACTTTGACGAATTGGGTTCGTTAGAAATTACCTGCGCATTTGTTGACGAAGCAAACCAAATTACAGAGAAATGCAAAGAAATTTTAAAATCCCGCATAAGGTATAAATTGGATGAGCATAAATTAATACCTAAAATATTATATACCTGCAACCCTGCAAAGAATTGGACTTATATACAATTTTATAAACCTGCGCGAGAAAATGAATTACCGAATGGAAAAAAATTTATTCAATCACTTGCAACAGACAACATTCACCTTTCCAAATATTATATTGAAAATCTTAAGACATTAGATAAGGTTAGTCGTGAACGTTTGCTTTATGGTAATTGGGAATACGATAATGACCCTGCTAAATTAATTGAATACGACAGCATAATAAATATGTTCACTAATGAGTTCGCGCAGGGTGGTTTAAAGTATATTAGCTGCGACGTAGCGAGGTTTGGCAACGATAATACGGTCATACTGCTTTGGGATGGGCTACGGGTGTTTAAATACGTTATTGATAACGGTAATTCAATAGCGGACACAGCGCAAAAAATAATAGCATTTGCTATAGAATACAACATACCACGTTCAAATATTGTAATAGACGAGGACGGTGTAGGCGGTGGCTTGGTTGACGCATTAAAAGGATGCAAAGGTTTTGTAAATAATTCACGCGCATTGAATAATGAAAACTTTATCAACTTGAAAAGCCAATGTTATTTTAAGTTGGCTGAGTATATTAACGGAAATAAAATCTTATTTGAAAATATATCGATAGACGATAAGCAAAAGTTAATAGAAGAATTGGAAGTGGTAAAGCGTAAAGACATAGACAAGGACGGTCGTATTGCTATACTGCCAAAGGATAAGGTAAAGGAGTTAATTAATCGCTCACCTGATATTTCGGACGCTATGATGTTGAGAATGTATTTCGAGTTGTCGAAAAGTGGTAATTTAAAAAGCAAACGGTATTAAATAAAAAATTATATTTGTGGCTGATTGTGTTTTCCATTTTAGTTTGTGTTAGGTTGGGCAGCGGGTTTGATATCCCCGCTGCCTTTTTTATTATTTTAAAACTTATATTTGTATATGGTAGATTATATTTTAAAGCGCGGCGAACTAGAAACAAAAATACCTGTGCCTACAAGTTGGCACGACGTGACTATTGAGCAATGGATAACACTTGTAAACGAAGACGACGGCACAATGGAACGGCGCGTCGCTATACTTACAGGCATACCCATTAGTGATATTGTACAATTAAGCGTAAACGAATTTATTCGCCTATGTGCCACGCTTATATTTTGCCAAAACATAGAAAATCTAGGTGAACACAATATCGTTGACGCTAAATGGAACGATTGGTATATCGGAAATGAAAGTTGGGAAAAGTTAGAAAAGGCTAAACAAGAATTAGCAAAGTGTTCACCACAACCTGTATTCAAATACGACACAGAGGGCAATAAAATATTAGACGCAGAAGGGAACGCTGTGTTAGATTATATGACTAAGGCAAAAGACCCAATAAATGCAGTGAAAGAAATAGTAAAAATATATACGGGCGAAGACGTTAGTGGAAAGCCTGTTACACAAGTAATTGGCTTGGCAAATTTTTTTTTGAGCAGTTATATAAATTTTTCGACCGCTATAAAAAATTAGGAGAGGATGAAGTTTCTGAGGAAGAAATAAACGCGGGTATTGAAAATTTTAATAAATTTGGTTTCTTCAATGTTGTGTATAGTTTAGCAAATGGTGACGTGACAAAGTTCGATAACATATTATCTCTACCCGCTGAAACCGTTTATATGACACTGATATACGAAAAAGAAAAACGAAAATACGAAAAAGAGTTAGCCGCAATTTATAAACGACAACACGCAACTAAATAATGACCTATCAAGCTATCGTTGACCTAATAAGAAACACCGCTTACCTTGTTAATCCGACAGGGCACTTCGTACACGGACGTCGTTCGGACGGTAGCTTAGATTATAACGAAGCATTTCCACAAATTCATTTAATGCCCGTGCGTTCTTCAATAGATTATTCAAATAGCGTGGAACGTAATGATCTTGTAATTTTGTTTTGGCAACAAGATAGCCCCGAAAGTTCCAATGATGAACGTGAAGCGATAATTTCACAAATGGATATACTCAGCAGAAGTTTTTTACAATCATTATACAATGAAGATATTTTAAATCTTTCAAACGTATTAAGAACACCTGAGTACAGGCAATTGGCGGGAACGGTTAGCGGGTACGGAATTTCATTTACGATAACAGATAAAACAAGTTGTTAAATGGAATTTACCGTATTTGAAGCGCAGGTTATTCGAGAGTTTGCTGAGGCATATATTGCAGAGTTTAAAAATGCAATCCAAACAAAGCAAGTGCCGCGTATTGGTAAAAGTGGCTCTTTTAGTAGTACAACAAATGCAAGTGGAAAGTTGGCAAATAGTGGCGAATGGTATTTCGACGGCGCGAAATTAAATATCTATGTAAACTATTATTTGTATTGGTTAGTTTTTGGTCGTAAAGACAACCGTAAAAGACCACCTATATTTGCAATTGAGGAGTGGATGCAAGAAAAGGGAATAACAGGTGTTTCACCTTTTGCAATCGCAAACTCAATAGCGAAAAACGGGTCAACCATTTACCAAAAGTTTCAAGGGTTGCAAAGTAATTTACTAGAAGATATTAGATTGGACGAATTATTAAAAGACCTAGGCGACAAGTTAGGCGACGACGCTGTAGGCTTGATTACTACTGAGTTTGTAAAAAATTTTGATAACATTGAGGACTTAAATATTGAAATATGAGTTTAAGCATTTTAGCACCACCTAGCGGACTGTGGTATTCAGCACACCACAGATTATTATTTGGAGTAAGCCAACCCTTTTATCCAAGCGCGTATGATTTAGTATTTGACGACGGCGCAGGTCAAGCGGTATTTCACAAGTCGGCATTGATGCTTTTTCCATTCCCTGAGTTTTCAAAACGTTTTTTTTGTGACGCGGGAATTTACACAGGCAGCCACAATATAATTTCTTATGACCCTATCAACGAATATATTTATACAGACACAGCGTTCATAGGTAATGACCCGCCGTTGCCTTTATTAGAACGCACTATTTGGATGGTTGTACCTTTTGGTTATAGAATATACTACGGATATCCTACGCAAACAAATACGATTGATATAAAAGCGTTTCACAAGTTTGACCAAACGGCGTATGTCAATGTATCTGAAATGATAAAAAATATTTATGTTCTTAATCCTCCGCAAGTAGGCTTTGATGAAAATATGTATACTTGGTTTCGTATTGATATTATTCCATTAGAACAAACAATTGACTTTTTCAATACTTATGGTTTCACGATGCAATTATTTACAGGGTGGAACTATCTTGCATCAATTTATTATTCTTTGAACGCTGCGGTACGACACGGAACGTTGCAGAACTTAGTAGCAAATAATAAGTTCATAGCAGAGGTAGACCCTATATTTATTGGCGATTGCTGCAACCTTCTTACAAAAATAATCACCAATAGGGCTTACAATATTTTTGACTGCCCCGATGGTTCAGAGTATGGTATCGGATTTATGCAAATAGAAAATAATTTAATAGTAGGGTAGTATATGGCTAGTTATGTTATTAATCAATATCAAGCGTTTGAGTTTTTATATCCGAGTGCGGCTGTGGGTTTGTATATTGCAAACCTTCCTGCAGGTATTGGGTTTTATAATAACTTCGACGGCACGTATACTTTTGAGGTAGACCCTCAAACGGTTGTAGGTGTTACTAATTACACTGTGCTAGACGCGCTGAATGCACCTATTGATACCATTACGCTTACGGTGGTAATAAAGCTACCCGACGAAACGCATACGCTTTGCCTATCTGATATTAATAACCTGTACCCGCTGCCTGTGCCGCCTTCGGGAATATGGAATTATACTGACGACTATATTAACGAAATGTTTCAACTATTACCATTTGGAAATGGAGTATTGGCGGTTTTGATAGCAGGTAGAACAGGAACTTTTAATATGTTATTTCAAACCACAACCAATCCACTTGCTGAAACGTATTTGATAGAAATAAATATAGAAAGTTGTTTAGAAGAATATTTATTTTGCTCACCTTACAAGTTGCCTGTATTGTGGCTTAATCGCGCGGGGGGGTATTCGTCTTACTGCTTTAAAGGTAAAAAAACTTTTGGGTATGACATTGGAAAACGTTTACAATATAAGACTACAGAACGCGTAAAAAAAAATTACTACATAGGTGACGTATATCAAACAGTGTTTGCACTCAGTGGCGAAATACCAAAGTCGCATATTGAATTTATAAAAGGTTTGAAGTACTCTATACAGGCTTGGATATTTACACCGCAAGGTTATCTTCCAATAACATTTGACGAAAACAATTTTACCTACTATACTGAGGGCGACGGCTTTGCGAAATATAATATTGAAGTAAGTATCTCAACAGAAGTAATAATACAAACAGGATAGAATGACTGAAATTTATATTGACGGCAACCTTATTGACACCGCCGACGAGGAAATTGTTTTATCGTTTGGAGTAAATAATTTATTTTCAATTGAAAGTACGCAAGGCTTTTTTTCGAACACGTTTAAAGTTCCCGCCACTAACAAAAATAATTTAATCTTTGGGTTGTCTAATAACATATTATCTATATCAGATCAACCGTACAAACTACTACCTTGTGAAATTTACGTGAATGGTTTAATACAGGTTGTAGGTACAGCGCAAATACAAAGCGCGTCGCGATATGAGTATGAAGTTCTAGTAATAGGAGGAAACGGTAATTGGATTGATAAACTAAAAGACCAAAGTTTGCAAAGTGTTTTAGCTGAGTGTCAATATACGCAGTATTGGAATGAAACTACCGTCGTGAACAGCAGGTCTAATACGTGGCAAGACGTTTTCATTTATCCAAATATTGATTATGGTGATTTGTTTTTTGCGGTAGGTAGCGATGTAACTTGGTCACAGTTATACCCTGCGGTATACTGTAAATATTTATTTAGAAAAATATTTGAAAGTATAGGATATAACATTTCGTCTGAATGGTTTGATAATAACGCGCTGTTTGAAAAACAAATTATACCATTCAGCGCTCGTTGGGAAAGATACCAAGACCCGTTTCTAAGAAATTATTTGCTAACTGAAATAACCGTTACAAAGCCTTTTGCCTTCGCAGGTGCGGAGTTTACATTTGATAATAATTTAGAGGTCGCGTGTTATGATTTTAACGTGCCAAACAGAATTGTTATTTTGGATAGCGCAACGATAACATTTAAGTTAAATTTGAATTGGACTGAAATTGCAAACGGAGTTTACGCGCCACCTCTTTATAAATTAGAAATCGCATATACTGACTTTTTGGGAAATCCTCAAACGTACTTTGTATTTCCTTTAAGTGGAACAACAAATATTGGCAGTTATTCGCAAACATTTACTTTTACATTAGAAGTAGGTCGCGGTGAAATTATTTTTTTCAATAATCTTATACAGGTTGACATTGGTACGACATTAGAAATTATTAATTACGTTTTAAATGACGATAGCGGCGCGTTGCAAATTAACGATACAAATTACAATTGGTTTGAGTTGGCGGGAACGCTGCCTGACATTTCTATTACTGATTTTATTACTACTATCGCAAACCAATACGGTTTAATATTCCAAGAGAATAGCAATACTAACACCATTGAGATATTTCAATTTTCAAAAATAATTTCAAATTTAACTAACCCTTTAGATTGGTCAAACAAGTTAGACCTATCCGATGAACCCGTTATCACTTTTGAGTTAGATAACTACGCGCAAAAAAACTATTTTCAGTATGCGAGTGATGGCGCAGACGAGTATTTGACGCGTCAACGTGATTACGGGCGCGGTGAGTTTACAATAAACAACCCCTCTCTAGCATACGAACAGGTGTTGTTTGAGACTGTTTTTAGCGCCGTATGGAGACTTTTTTCATTTAATGGACCTAGCGGTACAGGAGGAACAATCCCGTTAGCTTATATCCCTTATTTAGAGGGCGATAATATAAACCAAGTAAACCAACGTATGGCATATATAGAATTTGACACGTCGGCTCTGCTAACCATACAACCAAGCGCATTTTTTTCTAACCCTCAACCCAACGTATATTTTGATGAATTGATATTTGCAAATTTAATCCCGTTGAATTACCCGCTATTCGAGAAAATATTAAATACAACTAAAATGGTTTCTTGTCTTTTAAAATTAAATACGCTAGACATTAACAACTTAGATTTTTCAAAACCGATTTGGGTAGATTATTTTGGCGCTTTTTTTTATTTAAACTTAATCGACCAATACAATATTACACGCGAAGATAGCACTCAGGTACAATTAGTTTTAATTAGTAATTGATATGGCAACAGAAAACATAAAAAAAGAAATACTCCTAACGCTTAATTTTGATACGTCGGGAATGCAAAAGGAAAGCGACGACCTTAAAAATAATTTACAGGACGTCAAGCAAAAAATGTCCGAACTAAATAAGGAGATAAAGAAAAAGCCTGAGGGAAGTAAGGAAAGACAGGAATTGCAAAACCAATACCGCGCCTTAGAAAAGGACGCTGCTAGATTTCAAGAAAGGACAAAAGAACTTGACCGCGAGTTAAAATTAAATTCTAAAATAGTAAATGAAAATGTTGGTAGCAATAACCAACTACGCGCTTTGCTTTCTAAACTTACAGATGAGTTAAACGATATGGGAGAAAGCGAAGTAGCTACAAGCGAACGCGGAAAATTTTTAACTAAGACAGTGCGTGAATTATCAGACACGCTTAAAAAAAATGAAAGCGCTGTTGGTGATAATAGGAGGAATGTAGGTAATTATAAAGGCGACCTGTCTGAATTAATAATGTCTTTGAAAGAGGAAAACGTTGTATTGACGCAGCAAACGCAACAGGCGCAGAAGCAGAACAAGTCAATGCAAGATTTATTCAAAACACAAAAACAATTAGACGGCGAGATTAACGATGTCACCAACTCTTATAAGGATTACAACGCGCAGGTTACAAACAACACGCAAATAATAGAACACAATACCGCAGTCGTAGCTCAAAATGAACAACAAATTGAGGAATTGGAACGTCGTCAAATTGGGTTCAGACAAACTCAGGATAGTATAATAAATGGTACTAAACAATACGATAATAGTTTAACGGGCTTAAACGAAAAATTAAAAGACCTAAAAAATACATTACCTACATTAGATATTGGCAGCGACGCGTTTGAGAAAACGAACAAAGCTATTAAGGACACTGAATTAAAAATTGGACAGGTAACAGGCAAGGTTGACGAGTTCGGGGATAAAGAGCCAAAGAACCTTGTTAAAAAATCGTATGACGATTTAGGTGAAGCTACCGCGGGAGTCGTTGGCGGTATTCAATTAATGGAAATCGCGTTTGGGAAAAGCAATACCACAGCGGAAGCACAGGCGCGAATTTTAAAATTGGTCGCGATACAACAGGCAGCGGTCAACGTAGCAAAGTCCGTTGGCGCGATAGCGGATTTAAAAAAATTAGCGATAGACAAAT